ACGAAGTGAAAGCCCATGACACCGACGCAATGGCAAAGGCCATTAAGGAAAAATCAGCTCACTTACAAGTTCCTGTATATGTCTACCCTGACAGCTCAGGCGGAAACCGCAGCACTAATGCCGCGACAACTGACATCGAGCTTCTGCGCATGGCCGGTCTCTCCGTCGTCGCCGGTAAATCAAACCCTCTCATTCGGGATCGGGTGGCTGCTGTTCAAGCTTTGCTGGAGAACGGGAAGGGTGAAGTCAGACTCCAGGTGCTTGAGAAGTGCCAAAGAATGATTGAGTGTTTAGAGCTGCAGGGCTACTCAGAGCGCAATCCTGAGCAGCCTGACAAGGAAGGTGGATATGACCATCTAACAGATGCGCTTGGTTATGCCGTCTGGGCTCTATACAACCCGCTACACGTCCGGGCGGGGCGTGGCACTGGAATACGAGTCTATTAACATCAAATTATTGGTAGGGGCTTAGCCGTGTATTCATCTGGCATTGGTGGCGCTAAGCGTGTTGGCAACGTCAGCACCGTGGATTCGCCCAACCAGGCCTTCATGAACATGGCCGACCATTGGAGTCTCTTGGAGACCCTTTTGGGTGGCACCTATGCCCTACGCAAGGGCCACAGAAAATTTTTGCCGCAGTACCCCCGTGAGGATGATCTCTCATATGACAATCGTCTGAAGATCAGCTGCCTTAGCCCCTTCTACGCTCGGATCGAAAAAATGTTGGCGGGCATGTTGACCCGCAAGCCGGTCAGATTGACCGATGTCAGTGACACGATCACAGAGCAACTGTTTGACGCAGATCTGCAGGGCAACGACATCACTCAATTCCTCTATGAGGCAACGAGGGTTTGTCTTCGCTACGGCCACGTCGGTGTCCTGGTTGATGCTGCAGCTGATGGCAGCGGCAGGCCGTATTTCGTGCGTTATACCCCTCGCGACATACTCGGCTGGAGAAGTGAAATTGTCGACGGCACGCAGAAGCTGACCCAGCTGCGCTTGTTTGAAACCATCACCGAGCCCGAAGGTGATTACGGGGAGAAGGTGATTGAGCAGGTGCGGGTGTTGACCCCTGGGGCCTATGAGATCCACCGCAAGGAAAAAGACGGCGAGTTCAAGCTGTTCGACGAGGGCACGACCACCGTCAAAGAAATCCCGTTTGCGGTGGCGTATTCCAACCGCGTCGGCCTGCTGGAGTCGCGGCCACCAATGAACGACATCGCAGAGCTGAACCTGAAGCACTATCAGGCCAGCTCTGACCTCAGCAACCAGCTGAGAATCAGTGCGGTGCCATTCCTCGCCATATATGGGATGCCGCCTAGTGCTGAGGAAATCACGGCTGGCCCTTCGGAGGCAATGAGCCTGCCTACCGATTCACGGGTTGAGTTTGTTGAGCCATCGGGCAACAGCTACGAGGCGCAGTTCAAGCACCTGGACCGCATCGCGGAAGAGATCAACACGCTGGCGTTGGCCAGTGTCCTGGGCCAGAAGCTGTCAGCTGAAACGGCTGAATCCAAGCGGATCGATCGCAGCCAAGGCGACTCGACCATGATGCTGATCGCGCAGCAGATGCAAGATCTGCTGGACAACTGCTTGCGTTTCCATGCCGAGTATTTGAACGACAGCCAACCCGGCACGGCCTACGTCAACCGGGACTTCCTGGGTCAACGTCTGCAGCCACAAGAGATCCAAGCATTGCTGCAGCTTTACACCGCCGGGACTATCACCCAGAAAACCTTGCTGGAAGAACTCAACAAGGGAGAGGTGCTGGATGATCTGGACGTTGAGGAAGAGCTTGAGGCGCTTGAGATGGGCGGTCTTTCAGGCACGCAGGAACCGGAACAGGAAGAAGAGCCGGAGCCAGAAGAAGAGGATGAAGATACGCTTCCGGAAGAGGATGAGGACGTAGACGATGTGGAGGAATAAGCCGGAGCGTCGGGAACGGAACCTGTTTGTATTTCAGGGCGAATGTTTGGGGCCACATTTCGGCATTGTTAGGACCACTTGGTATGACAACGGCGAGATCAGCGGCATCCAAGAGACAAGGCTCAGGGACAGCAAAGATTGGGTGGTTAATACAGCCAAGTTCACTGCAGTAGTGGGCACCGCCCTGCGTGAAGGCGCTGATGTGTCTGTCTACGTCGATTGTGATCCTGCGGAACTGGGCCTGGAGGATCTGTGACCGCATCGCCTAGCAAAGGGGAACAGGTCAGGTTCCTTGAAAACACCATCAAGCCCGGTGGTGTTGCGGGTGTCCCTGAGAGCTACTACCGGAAGGCGCTGGATCTCAATCGTTTTAGCAACAGTGTGGCCAACAAGCTGTTGGAGTCTTATCGGCGGCAGATTGTTAGAGCTGTGCGAGAGCTGGAACGCATCGACAAGATGCCCAGCAGCAAAAAACCGCAGTTCAAAGCCGCAAGGATGCGGGCTTTGATCAAACAAAACCTGGACGCCATGAAGAGGTGGTCTGGGCAGAGCGTTGAGGAGCTGATTAAACAGCTAGACGGCCTGGCTGATATTGAAGTTGCGTTTGCTCAGGCAGAGCTACAGCGGGTAGTGCCTGCAGCGGTCAAGACCCAGGTGCGGACCGTTGAGGTCACTGAGTCTTTTGCCAGGGCTGTGGTCAAGGCTGACCCACTGGATGTCGGCACCAACCTGTTGCAGGGCAGCTTTGAGGAGGCGGTAAAGGGGCCAGGTTCAGTGATGAAGCTGACGGCACGCCAAGGCGCTGTGATCCGGATGCCTGACGGGACCAGCATCGTTAAGGCGTTCCGTGGGTTGGCTGAACGCCAGGGCGAGCTGTTTTCTCGTGCTGTTCTGGACGGCCTGCTCACGGGTGAGAGCACGGAGTCAATCGCCCGGTCCTTGTATGGAGAGCTGGGCTTTTCGACTGAGGCACTGACCCCACGCCAGGTTGCCTTGGCTCAGAAGGGCAACGCTTGGAAGATGGCCAAGCATCAGGTGCGGACGTTGGTGCGGACCAGCGTTAACGCCACGTCAAACGCTGCAAGCCTGCAGGTTTACAAGGCAAATCCCAAGCTCACGAAAAAGTACAGGTGGATTGCCACGCTGGACAGCAACACCACGGCCATCTGCCGGAACCTTGATCAGAAGGAGTTTTTCTACGGCAAGGGGCCAACACCAGCGAACCCGCCGCACTTTGGCTGCCGATCTACGACGGTGCCGGTTATTGATTACGCGGGGGCATCCAAGAGGTTTGGCGTTGAGATAAAACCGCCTAGCTCCAAGATCGGCTACCGCCCGACAAAGGAGGGCACGCCATCCAGTGCAGACCCAAAGGGTGGCCGGGTGCCTGTAGGCACTAGCGCAGCACAGCATTTGTACGACCTGCGGGGCACGACTAAGGCGGGCCGCAAGTCGAGGTTCGAGGCCAGCCCTGCCCAGGCCCGGATGCTGAATGGTGGCAAGGCAACGCCTGGGGCGTTTGAGAAGGCCCGTTACTTCAACCGCCTGGCGGATCGCTATGGCCCAGAGGGAGCCATGAAGCGGTTCATGCGTGAGGACGGCTCAGAGGTGAGTCTCAGGCAGCTGCGGTCGCGATATGGGCAGCCGGACAAGATCACGAGAGCAAAGCCCAAGCCAAAGCCCACAACGCAGGATCTTCGGGATGACCTAGAGCGGGCAAAAGCCAAGACGGCCGCGGCCAAGGCAGCTGCAGATAAAGCCAAGGCAAAAGCCGACAGGACAAGACGAGAGCTAGAGGCCGAAACACGAAGACAGCAGGAGGCCTCGTTGCAGGAAAAGGGCAAGAGGTTGCTGGCTGATGTGGCACCTGAGGTCAATAGCTTTGCAAGCATCGAGCGCAAAGCTGTGAGGGTTATGCAGCTGAGAGCCGAACGGGTTGCAGCAGCGACCACCCAGGAAGAGCGTTTGGCGGCAATCAAGAAATACAATCAAGCCCGCAAGATTCAGGAAAGGGCAAATCTCAAGCTGAAACCGGCCATGCAGAAGATTCGTCAGGCCATGCTTAAAACCGATTTGACTAAGGCTGAGCAAAAGAGACTTTTGAAAAACGTGGCGTTCGATTCAAAAGACTGGGGGACCACTAGGGCTCTTAAGGCACAGATGAACGAGCACAAGGAAATGGCCACGGAGTTCATCCAGATGTTTAACGGCAAAGGTTTTGACACTTACAAGGGCAGGCTGGGCGCTGCAAAGATGCAGCCAGACCTGTTTGGGCGTGGCTCATTCAACCCAAACAATCGGGTTGTAAGCGTCCGTATGAAATCAAAAGAGAACACATTCCACGAGCTAATGCACGTTGTCGAAATGCAGAGGCCGGAAGTGTATCAACAGGCCTATACCTTCCGCTGGAAAAAGGCTTATGCAGCAGACAGCAAGATGCTGGGCAAAGACTTGCGGCCAAAGGCTGTCAAAGACAAAGACGGAAAACCGCTGTTCAAACTGCGCGACCTTACTGAAGCAGATTATGGAGAGCAGGAAATCGCTTATGCAGACGATTTCCAAAACGTTTACATGGGCAAGGTCTATCCAGATGGGTCAAATGCAACAGAAGTTCTGACAGTCGCTGCTGAGAGCTTTGTTAGTGCAGATCGCATGTCAATGCTGGCCCGCAAGCACCCAGACCTGTTCCAGATCATGGTGGGCCTGAGCCAAACAGGTCGGTTCGATTAAGGGATGGCCCCTTTTGGGTAATTGCTCAGCTCTTTCTTGGCTTGCACTAGGTCTTCAGGGTCAATATCAACGGCCTTTCTGTCGTATTTGCTTAAAACGGCTGCGATGACATCGCTTACAAAGCAGTCGTTTGGATCGAAGTAGTGCCCAAAGGCCCCGTGCAGGCCAAGCTTCTGTAGGTCGCGCCAATACATCAGGGCATCTTTGCCCCCTGATGCGGTGACCTTGGTGCCTTCATGCCTAAGCACAAGACGGCCAAAACCGTTAGTGACGACTATTTCGGACATGTTCGCAACATAGCCCGTTGAGAACGAATCCGGCCAAAGTTAGGCTGGATGTGCTGTTAGGGCCTGTCCCATGCAACTCCACAGCAAATTCAAGTTCAAACCGACCACAGAGGCGGCCCCGGCCTGCCCTCCCAAAAAGCCCGCTGCCAAGAAAAAAGCAGCTAAAACAGAAGCATCCAAGGGAGACAGCTGATGCCTGGTTACAAAGGCCCCATGAAGCCCCAGAAACCTGCGGGCAAGAAAAAGCCTAAGAAGAAGAAGTAATGGCCAAAAAGCGGCGGCGTGTTCCTAAGGACAAGGCCACTGGCCTGCCTAAGAAGTACCTGTCGGGTGCTAAGAACCGCTCTGCCAAGGCACGGGAGCTAAAACGAACCGCTGACGCCTACAAGCGCGGCGAGTTCATCGACATCAAAGCCGTTTCAGCATCCAGGACCAAGCAAGGTGGCACCAAAAAGAAAACCACTAAGCGAGGCAACAAAGGCCGCTCTTAAAAAGAAGGCCGAAAAGTCTCGATTCACCTATGGGCAGCTGGCTGCGGTCTACCGTCGCGGCCAGGGCGCATACCTGTCCAGCGGCTCTCGTAATGTTTCGATGGCCGCTTGGGCCATGGGCCGGGTCAACAGCTTTGTTTCCGGCAAGGGCGGCGCACGAACGGCCGACGCTGACTTGCTTAAAAAGAAAAAGAAGAAGTGATGGCCAGCATTGAAAAGGGAGGCCACCGCTTTGAAGGCCTCAACAAGCCGATCATGACCCCCAACCACCCGAAGTACGCGGCGGCGGTTGTCACCAAGGTGGACGGCAAAGAAAAGCTGCTGAGGTTTGGCCTGCAGGGTGCAAAGCGTTTCCCCAAACGTGAGGGCGAAAGCAAAGCCGCTGCTGAAACCCGCAAAAATTGGAAAGCCCGGCACGCGCAAAACATCAAACGCGGGCCAAGTTCAAAGGCTTACTGGGCGAACCGTTTTCTTTGGTAGTAAATTAGGCCTGCAATAAACCTTATGGGTTGTTCATGGCTGAAGAACAAGTGCAGGAGTCTATGGCTTCTGAATCTTCAAACGACATCGAAGCATTAAAGGCAGAGCGTGAAGCACTGCTCAAAAAGAATTACGAACTGATTGGCAAGCTGCAGAAAAAAGAGCTGATCAATGAAGTGCCTGACGATTACGAGGCACTTAAGAAGTTCAAACAGCAAGCTGAGCAGAGCAAGCTGGAGTCAGAAGGCAAGTACACCGAGGCCAGGCAGGCCATGGAACAACAGTTTCGTGACGCCAGTGCAGAAAAAGATCAGCGCATCAAAGAGCTGGAAGCCCGTGTCAGAGATCTAGAGCTGACTGCTCCCGCGGTGAGTGCCCTCTCAGAGATCGTTCACGACCCTGATCTGGTCATGCGGAACTACCTCAAGGACAAAGAGATCCAGCAAGGCAACAACGGCCCCGTGGTGGTTGATGGCTATGAGCGCATCCCTGTTGCTGATTGGGCCCGCAACAACGTGCCGGACTGGGTGCAGAAGGCCCCCAAGCCCCAGGGCGGTGGCGCACCTGCAGCTCGTAGTGCATCAAGCGGGGGCCTTGACCCTGATCTGCTGCGTGATTTGACCGTGGGCGGCATCAATCGCGGCATCAACATGTCGGCCTTGGGTGAAGTTATTAGAAAACATCCCGAAAATTGGCAGGATTACAAAGCTGAGGCAGAACGACGTTTGCGCGAGCGTTAATATGTTTGCAAGTCCGAGGGTTATGCCTGTCGGCCAAAGGGTTATGCCCACACCGTAAACGTTACTTCAGGAGATCATGGCCACCCTTCGGTCAGACTTGATCATCCCCGAGGTATTCAGCCCCTACGTCATCGAGGAATCGACCCGTTCCGACGCATTTTTGCAGTCGGGTGTGGTGCAACCGATGGCCGAGCTGAATACTTCCGGCGATGGCAGCGGAGATTTCGTATCCGTCCCGTTTTACAAGGCCAACCTTTCTGGTGACTTTGAGGTGCTGACTGACAGCACGTCACTGACTCCAGGAAAAATTGAGGCAGATCGCCAGATCGGCGTGCTGCTTCGCAGAGGCAGGGCGTTTGAGGCGAGAGACCTCGCGGCACTCGCATCTGGCTCGGACCCCATCGGAGCTATTGGCCAGAAAATGGCCAAGTACGTCAACCACCAAAAGCAGAAGGATCTTGTGTCCTGCCTGTCTGGTGTGTTTGGTTCGCTGAACTCCAACTCTTCCAGCAGCGCCTTCTTTGGCCTTTGCTTGGATTCTGAGTCTGGTGATTCTCCGACTTCACTGAACCCCAGCCACGTCGCCCGCGCTAAAAACGTTCTCGGAGATGCCGGGGATAAGTTGACAGCCGTTGTCATGCACAGCGCGACATATTACGAGCTTGTCGAAAGGCGTGCCGTTGATTTCGTTCTGGCGGCTGATACTGCTGCTGGTGCAACTGCATCAGGCGGTTCTATCGCTGGCGCATTTGATGGCAACGTCCAGGTGCCCTCATTCATGGGGCTCCGGGTGATTGTCAGTGATGACGTTCAGACCACAGGCAGCGGCGCTTCCACGGAGTACGCGGTCTATTTCATGACGCAAGGCGCGGTCGGAAGCTCGGAGAGCGTTGCTCTTCGCACCGAAACTGACCGTGACATCTTAAGTCTGAGCGATGCGATGGCGATTTCGCTTTCGTACTGCTACCACCCGATCGGTGCTAAGTGGGGCGTGACCACGGTCAACCCGACTCGCTCTCAACTGGAAACCGTGGGCAACTGGTCGAAGGTGTACGAAACCAAGAACATTGGAATCGTGCGTGCGACCGTTGTTAGCTCCCTTGACTGACCCAGGAGGTAACTAACAA